TAGTCTTAAATTCTTTCTAGTAATCAACTCTCTAACCATTCCACTCCAAGATTCTGTCTTAGTTTTTGAATGTGCTTCTATCTTCTTGGTAAGCTCTTCTTTTTCAGTAGGGCTTAGCTTTTTCATAAACTGAGTTTTAAAAGCAGGATCGGCATCCATTTGCTTAACGTATTCTTTGAACTTCTCTGGATTGCTATCGGCCATCCGCAACATCATTGCAGTGGTTGGCATACTAGTAGCATCTACTTCTAATACAGGACTATCTTCAAGAACGGTATCTTCCATCATAGATTTATCCTTCATTCTCTTAGCTGCTCTAGCTTTTTGCTTTTCATATAGAGCTTTCTTCTTCTCTAATAAGGCAATATCTTTCTTAAGTCCTTTTACTGCTTCCTTATCAACGTACTTAGCCACTTGGTCACTCTCAGTCATAGTCATTTCATTCATAAGTTCGTCAATTTTTTCTTGAGCTTTGGTAATTCTATGATCCCAAGCAGCTACTTCACCCATCTTTTCAATTTCTTTGATGTGCTTTTCAATATCTCTTTTTTTAGCTTCTGAAAGTGTTTCATGCTTTGGGGTGTTGATTCCTTTCATTCCCTGTCTTACTTCTTCTTCATCTTCGGAACCTGCAATACCTGTCATATCTAATTCATCTAATTCATACTCATCAGTTTTATCATTAATTAAAACTCCATTTTCATAAGATGCAATTGTTTTATCACTATCGTACCAGTCAGCAATACTAAAAGTACCGTCTCCACTATCTTCTATGTGTTGAACGTATCCGTTACGGCTCTCTTCTTTAGCTTGCTTCATAGCATCTCTTAAAGACATTCCAGACCCTTCAGAAATCATTCCTTCCTTAACTCCTAATTTTTCAAAGTTTAATAGAGAGTTTGCTAGGTATTGATCTAATCTACCTTTAGTATTAATTGTCGATAAGTTGAATAACATTTGCTTTTTAGTCGCAGGGTTCATTCTACTTCCTTCAATAAAAGTAAGAAATTTTTGTTTAGCTTTTTCAAAACTAGGCTCTCCCCAAACTTCTGGTGCTAGTCTTTCTAGAGTTGATTTGATATCAATAGTATCTGCTATACCTTTAACTTTGTTAGGAAGCATTTTTCTTCTGTACTCTTCTTCTCCTTCTTCTAAAGATGAACCGGTTGCTTTTTCGTAAGGAGGTAAATCTTGTTCTGTATAACCTAAATAACTTCCGTATTTCAAAGCAGTTTTATAATACTCATCTGCTTTTAAAAAGTCTCCTTCCCTATAAGCTTTAAGGCCTTTGTCGTAGTTGTGATAAGCTATCTGCTCATTTTTTTGATCAGCTTCATAATCTCCATCAGAACTTCCGTAGAATACTTCTGTTACTTTCTTTTCTAAATCAGCAATTTTCTTTTCTAATTCTGCTTTTCTTTTTAATTGCTTTTCACCTGTTGGTTTAGTTTTATTAAGCATATTTAATTCTGATTTGTAGATTTTTAAATCAGCCTCATCACTATGCTTTGATTCGTTTAATTTAACAGGTTCCATTCCAGATGATTTGTATTTACCTGTTAATTTTACTTTAGGTTCAATACCGAGTGCGTAGTTACCATAAATATCTTTAGGTAGACCGGGGTGTTCTGATTTGTATCCTAAGCCTTTAACTCCGAATTCACCGTCTTTAACGTAGAATAAAGGATCTTTCTCAAGGTTTTTAACTACGATTGCTTTGATCTGGTCTTCAGTCTTTTCAGCATGCTTAGGATCTCTCATTTCAACATAATAACCTTTAAGCATTTCTGCTGTAGAGATGTTATTGTTGTTCTTCTCCTTGTAATCATAGCCTTTAGTTTCCATCTCTTCCACTGTTTCATCAGTTTCTTTAAGTTCAGCTTTAACATTTTCGTTAAAGATCTTAAACCAATTTTGAGTTTGTGGCTTACTATCAGCAATTAATACGATATGTTCGTTGATAATACCCTTCTCGGTAAGAGAGTGAATAACTTGATCAAACGTTTGAACGTTAGTAATATACTGAGGGAATTGAGCTTTTGCTTCTTTTAAGAAGAGTTCTTTATTGCCTTTACCTTCTTTGATAAGATTGTATTGATTTTGTAGGCTTTTCATATGTTATAAATAGGTATTGTTTATTTCCAAAGATCTTTATACTCCATACCTTTAGCTGCTTTCCTGGTTTTAGCTTTATTAACTAATTTCCAGCCCATTTTCAAGTAGTAATTACGTGAAGTACCTTGGGCATTCTTGTTTGGATTAAAAGCAGGGAGGGTATTGTAGCCGCCAGCTGCTGCAGAGGTTGATACCTCTTTGAGTTGCTTCCTAAGCTCGTCTTTTAGCTGCTGTCTGGTGGCCATTATAATTCATTAACAAGTTCGTAGTACTGTAACAAGTTAATGATTGCATCGTTGGTAACTTTTTCTGTTTTCTCTAGAGGCGTTACATACTTAAGAACTTCTGTGATTTTAATCTTAAGTACTTCGTCACTAATCTCACTGGTTTTTTCCTGGAGTAGTTGTTGTACTTCGACGATTCTTGTATTATAATACTCTTTTAACTTGTCTGTATTGTCTACTGAGGTAATTACCTCTCTTAAAACCTCTTTCTGTTTCACTGTCAAGTGATCATACTTCTCATTAAATTTTTCAAGAAGCATTTTGTATGTTAAGATTCTAATATCTTTTCCATACCCTTTATATTCCTCCATTAATTCATCAGCAGGAGCTGCTACAGGAGTTTTCGTTAAGTGTTCAAGGATTGTAAGTTTATTATTAATTACCGTCTCAGGAGCTACTTTTTCTGAAGATTGATTTTCGATTAGGTTGTTTAGAGCTGCAAATACTTTGTAATTAGTAACTTTAGCTTTAAAGAATTTTTCTACACTGTAGTTATCTTTAATTTCTTTAACTAAGTTATATTTTTGCTTTCTGATCTCAGATCTTTTTAACTTGGTAGATGCTTCTACTAGAGTGTTAACAACCATTTCAGCTTTACCTTCGCTTAGGTTTTTATAAGCTGTAACTTGCTCGTAAAGTTTATATTCCTTCCCTAATTCAGTGTTAACGAAATACTTTTTAAGAATATTGATAGCGGCAGAATTCTTACCTTCTAACGTATCAGAGGTGATCTGTCTTACCAGAAGTTCAAAAAGAAGTCCTGTATTTCTAAATTTTGAATGTTTTATTGACATCTATCGATGGTTTTTTAATAAATATATGTTAAAAGTTTATTCCCTAATTTGACTCTCGTCTAATAAACCATTTGCTTTTCTTTCTGATTCAAAAATCATTCTTTTCGGTGTCAAGCTATCAAGAATTTTTTTGTGTTTCGTAAATTCTTTTTTAGTTGATTCTAATGCAAACGGTGATGTATTGTCTCTTCCGTAACCCTGTTGGTCATCGGTCTTCATTGCTTTTCTACCTAGTCTATCTAACCCTAAAGGATCGTTAGTGGTGTTGATATTTGAAGCTTTTTCTTCTGGGCGTCCTATAACAGGCTGGTCTCTGTCGTATCCAGCAGGTACTGCACCTGGTCTATCGTAAACTCTACCTTTACCGTACGATGTAGCGATGTCGTGAGGAGTACCGTAAGTCTCTCCGGTTTCTAAAGGATCGTTTCCTTCGTTTTCAATCTGAGATAACCTAAATTTACGTTTAGCATCTTCTTTAACCAACTCTCTCATCTCTTCATATTCATCAGAGCTCAAGTGGAAGATGTTATCGTAGATCCAATCAGAAGAAATTAATTGAGAATCCATCATTGTTTGAGCTAGCTCCATCTTTTCTTTTAATAACATTACTCTTTCCTGATCGTAAATGATAGAAGGAGTTGTTAATGACAATTCGAAGTTAGTTAGTGATTCGTCTCTGTAGCCCTGAATGTATAAGTGAACAAAAGCAATCTTATACAGTTCAGAAACCATAATCCTCTGGATTTTTTCAACCGTTCTACCAAAGCGAATATCTTCGGCAGCAAGAGTTGCTTTACCTTGTAGCTTTTCATCATAGCCAAGGAATGCTTTAGGGATTCTTAATGCAGCAAATAACTTATCTCTTAGGTAATTTACGTCTGTGATACCGTCATACTGTAATCCTCCTAAAGTCTCAATCTTAGTTGATGTGTCATTACCTCTCATGGGGATATAGAAATCCTCCATTAAGTTTTGCATGTTATACTTTAAGTTATACTCACCAGTAGTTTGGTCAATATAAGGAGTACGCTTCATTTTAGAGATAGCCTTCTGCATAAAGTTCTCTACTTCTGCAGGAGGAATACCGCCTACGTTCATATAGAAAATACGCTTCTCAGGAGCTCTTACAATTCTATGAACCAACATCGCATCTTCCATCAAGGTATATTGCTTGAATAGTTTACGGGCAGGTTCAATGTATGAACGGCCATATGGAAGGAAGTTAACATCTGTTAGTAGACGGAAGTGAGCTACTTCGTAGTTATCAAAGTAGATTGACTTAGCATCATTCTGATTTGGAGTCTTAAAATATCCATAAGTATCAGCAGCTAGTCCATCAGGATCGTATCTAAATCTAACAGCAGTTGGATTTTCTGGATCATAATGCTCTTGTCTTTCAATGTTAAATGCAGCGAAAGGAATTACATTATAAACACCGTATTTTTCTGAAGCTTCTAATTTTAAAAAGAAGTCTCCATACTTACACATGTTTCTAATCCACCAACTCAAGTTAAACTCAACGTTCAATACATCGTAGAATAAGTTGTAGAGAATTTTTTGAATATTCTCATCGTTTGATCTGATGTGGAGAACTTCTCCCATATCGTTCTTGAGAGTAGATTCTTCTGAAAGGATATCAAGGGCAGAAGCAATAATTGCATCTGTATCCATTGCATCATATTCAGAATATAACTGGGTTCTTAGTGTTTGGTAGTTAAAAGAAGATTGGTATCCGTAAAGAGAGGTAGGTGATGTTGTGTAGATTCTATTGTATCTAGCCATCAAAGAGTTATTCTCTAACTCTCCCGACATCTGAATTTGATTTGTATCAGCTACTTTTAACTGATCCCCACCGACGTTTCGGATAATAACATCTGTAGAAAATAACCTACGTAATCTCGAAAATATACTGGTATCAGCCATTGTTTATTATTAATATAAGTATAAATAGTTAATAAATCCACCTTATATCTTCTTTTCCTCCTTTACCATTGTCTATCTCATAGGGATTAGCAACGTGGGAAGGTAGGTAGACTCCTTGATATGATGGTTTTGTCACTGTTATATTGTCTAGAGCATTACGGGTTAGGTCTAATCCCTGCT